CCGCGAGACGAGCCGCCAGTTGTAGTCGCGATTAACAACGTAGCCTTTGTAACTCCACCCGCTGTACGACCCGGTGTACGGCTGGCCCGAAGGCTTCCGCACCCACTGCAACGTCTCGTTCGGCAGATATAGCGTTGTTGATATAAGTTCAGACTGATCTTCGGTGTAGATCGCCCGAATCGCATCAGTGACCTGGCGGGTACGCGGATCAATCACCGCGTACAAAGCCGTAGGCGGCTCCACCCTAATGATCGGCACATCCGAAGCCACGAACCCGTCAAACTCAGGATCAGGCGCCGAAACCGTAATGTACGCCCGCCCATACACGAAAGCATCCGTATGCCCAAGCGTGCCTTCGATGTCGAGGTTGTTGGCGGTCCACCAATCCCAGAGCTTCATGTCGGCGTCATCAGACCCGCCCATGCGGAAACCCTCAACCTCCTGGCGCTCCGCTAGGGAATCGACATACAAGCGCGGGTAGCCGACGTGGGCGAGCAAAGCCCGCATCTCTGGCGGGACCGCGATGCCAATCGCTTCCGGCCGGCGCAGGCTGTCGTAATAGGCTTTGTCGTCCCTTAAGCCTAGCTGGGATTCCTCGAACTTACTGAGCAGTTCGTCGCGGCGCTGTTCATTCACGGTCGCCATTACCTCACCACCGCCACGCGCCGACTCCTATTGTTCTTGCTCATAAGGTATTCATGCCTTAATCCGTATGCCATGATGGCCGCGACAGCAGCATCAATCTTCTTGGAAGACTCTTTACTTGCTTTCCTCACCGAAAGTCCTCCCCAGTTCGTCGGGTGACGCCGGCAGTTCAGGACGTGTTGCCGCAGAACAACATTGCTGTTGTGTAGAAGTTCTTTCTCAAGTACTGAGTCGAGGAACCGCTCGCAGTCGAGAGTGAACTTCTTCTGGTTCGCGCCACGCATGTCATACGCAATCACGTTTCCTGGGCACGCTTGGACTCGGATCTTCCTCCTGAAGTCACGACTCCAGTTGTCGATGTAGCTTTCCCAGAGGTGGGTGTCTGCGCGGAAGCCAACAACCTCGTACTGGGCGAAACACCCACGCACAGTGGCGTCTACGTCCTCGCGTGGGATGTCACCGCCATACAGTTCGGGGTTCCACACCTTGATCGGGAACAAGCAGCCGTCTGAGATCCTGCACGCAACCACCGCGGTGTGGTCGTGGTTCTTCGACCCGTCGAACGCCAAGGTGATTTTGTCGCCCTTCACCAACTCCAGTTCGGAATTGGCGCACGCATCCCACTCATGCGGAGCAATGAACGAATCTTCGGTGGCTAGGATTTGATTTAAGTGCTTCCGGCGGCTCTCAGTCACCGGGTTACGCACGTCGAGGATCGCCTCGACTATCGCATCGACTGGCAGCCAGTGCGAGTCGCCTCTGGCTACCTCGACACCTTCGCGGAGCTTCGCGACACCCGCCGCATAACCCTCGGGATCAACCTGCTGCGAGGGAATCTCAGACACCGGAGTGTCCGCGGGCGCTTCGAGGGCGTCGTAGAGGACACTTACCTCGACTGCGTCACCGGACTGCCATGACACCCAGGCGTCGTAGTCGCGCTCTGCGACACTGTCCTCACCGGGGATGTGCGCGTTGCACAGTGAAAGTGTGCGCGAGTTCGGGATCTTGGTTACGTTTCCGGCGATCACGCCGGCCAGGGTGTGGCCGTCGTTGCTGTCGAGCCAGAACTGAGTCTCGTTGCGGACTACGAGCGTTGGCCGGTTGCCCTCCATAGCGTGCGGGCTGGATGTAACGGCTTCAATACGACCACCGTTGCCGCTATGGAGTACCGTCTTGTTCACTTCAACTTCGTAGGTGTCCTTGAGTTTCTTGGACACCATCACCGGCATCAGACTCATTGTGTTACGAGTCTGATCCTGCGATACGGCCACTACCTGAATCCAGGGCGCGTGCCTTGGCTTGCCGACCGGGTCGCCCTTCAAATTGAAGTGCGAGAACGCAACTGGGCCGCAGAGTTCTGCTAGCGCGAGCGCGGCGGCAAACGGGTCTTTTCCGGTCCCCTTCGCTTTTCGCGTGATGACATCGCGGTAGAGGTAGCTGCCGTCTTCTTTGACGGCGAACATCCAGAGGATCAGCCGGCACTGCGAGAGCGTGGGCAGGAACGGCCCTTCACCGTCTGGTGACCGGACGTAGGTTGCGAGCCAGTTAAGTAGCTCCCAGCCCAAAGTTCGCTCAGGCAGATACCAGTTTCCGTCTTTCGTTTTCGCCCACACTGGACCGATCATGTGCGGCGGCTGGGGAAGTAGTTCGGGCACGACGCACCGACCTCCCTAGTCGCCATTCCATGATTGTTCTGTTTCGCTTCGATGAGTTGCATGCAATGCAGGCAGGAAGAACGTTACCGATTGAGTGGCGGCCATCCCGCGATATCGGAACAACATGATCCATTGACATGCGTCCGCTAGCGCCGCAGTAGAAACATTTACCGTGGTGCCTTGCGACTAACCGATTCCAGTCCTTGGCAGAGATATGTAGAACTCCGACGCCAGCCATTCGGGACTTACGCTTGCGCTTGGCCCGCTTTGGAACATGCGGGTTGTCCTTCTGGTATTGCTTTGAGTACTCAAGACGGTGTTCACGCTCTTTGCGGTAGCGTTCACGATTCTCGGCAGGGCTGGCTGGATTAGCGCGACTGTAGGCCGACGACTTGCAGGCCCTGGTGCAGTAAAGAGCGTGTGGACGCTTACCCTCTGGCATTCGGACGTTGCACCCGGCGCACCGTTCAGCAGGCTTTTTCTTGTAGTGCCTTCGCCAAGCCGCGGAGTCTTTGCAATTCCTGGTGCAGAACTTTCTGCGGAAGTGTGCATCTGCGGGTAATTCGTCTCCGCAGTAATCGCATGCGCGTGTAGCATCGGCCATGTCGGGACTCCCAAATAGTCTCGGCGTTTACCCCGGCGGTCGTTGACGCGACCGCCGGGGCCTTTTGTTCTATTGTACTGGCTTGTCTGACAGTTATTTGTTCCAGGCGATTTCGCAGTCGGACAGCGGTGGTGGTGGCACCGCGAGGATCTGTCGTAGGTCGGTGGAGTTCCCGGTCGCGAGGTAGTCGAACAACGCTTTGTCGCGCCGGAATTCGTATTGGTTTTTGAACTGGGCCGACTCGACTACTTCGACTACGCAGTCGAGTTTCTCTTTGGCGTTTCGTTCGTTCTGCTGCTGGCGCATCTGGACGAAGACCAAATCGGCTGCGGCGATCAACCCGATGATGAGGAAGATCAGTGTGAGGACATCATTCTTGGGCTTCATTAGCCTCTTTTCGTTTTTCGTTCGCCCACCAGCCGGTGACGGTGGTCATCAGGGCGTCGGGTGCCAAACCTAGGTCGATTTCGGGGCGTATCCCTTTGAGGATGTAGGTGCCGAACCAGACGAGGCCAACGATCCCGGCGAGCGCGGTTTTGATTTGCATGGTCATAGCCCGCGCCACCCCGTTGTGGTTGTGCTACGCGGCGCTACAGGTGGTGCGTTTGCGCTGGTCACAGGCTTGCTCGAGGTTCGCGGAGCGGCCACCGAAACCGACTCCGAAGTCGGTGTGTTCGCGCTCGCGACCATGCCACCCAGGATCGCCAAAGCAGACCCGCAGAGATCCACGATGGGTGAGTCCACAACTCCCACGACACCGATCAGGACGGCTTGGACCGCGGCGATGACTCCGTACAGCCATTTCCTGAAGTTGTTTTCGGCTTCGGGGTAGGCGGCGAGCGGCGATGCGAGCGCGACTACGAGGCCGGCGATCAAGCTGGCTTTGTTGTCGTCTACGACGTTCCACCCGACGAGCAGTGACGAGATTGCGGGTCCACCGGAGTGGATCATCGCCCTTACGTCACCCCATGTCCGAACACCCAGAGCGTTCTGGATGGCCGGGGGTACGGCGGCCATTACAGCCTCCAGCGTGTCCCTGCGGGTCGCACCGGCTTAGGGGCCGGGGGCGGTGCCGCAGGAGCCGGTGGGGCGGCGGCGGGCCGGGGGTCGTACACGGTTTGGTCGACGGTTTGTGATGCCCTGAGAGCGGTCAGCACTCG